AATATCTCTGACTCTCTCTCTGTCTAGTGAGTCTCCGTCTCCCCAAGTGCATAATTGATTAGACTCATCACTACACATTGATAGGTAGTTCTCTGTTGCACAAAGAATGTCGTGCTTATTAAGTGGTTGCTTTGTCTCTCTACTCATCATAGGATAGAGTGGGTCATTGACACCATAGAATGAATCAACATAGTTCACAAATTCTGTGAGCATATCGTTGAGTTCTGTGCTTGAATTTCCTGAGTTCATAATGATCTTGTGTTATACTAGAGTGACAGTTTAATCGACCCCCCCCTATTTCTCTTGACAATTACATACTTTAAGTAAGTTAATTAATTTGTATCCAACTTCCTCATTTGTGACATTATCAAAATCATCAAGTGATTCTGATTCTACCATCTGAAACTGTAATGCTTCAATAATAGTTTTCATTTCTTTTTTTGATAAGTCAACTAACATTATGGTCTTACCTCGTATTTTAAATGTTCAGCATGATAACCTATAAAATTATAGATTCGATCTTTTAGGTCATCTTCATTATATGCTGTCCATCTACCTAAACACCTTTGGTGCATGATATATTCCTCTTGATCTGTAAATTGTAAATCGGGGTCTCCGTCTCCAACTTCAGATAAGTAGAGTTCAATTTCTGTTACTTGATAGTTTTTTGGTTTCATTAATCTAACTCTCCGTTGTAACGTAAAGCATCATCACTAAATTCCATGAGTCTATCTAATACTTCTCCCATAGAATAGTCACGATTGATTGCATTGTCTCCAAATGCTATTTCAAAGACTTCTTCAATAAACTGTTTAGGGCTTTGAACATATCCAAAGTCATAGGTCTCTCCCTCTGTACCTACTTCCCATTGTTTGAGTGGATTCTTACACATTAGTTTAGTCCTAGTTTCATTATAATAACAGTTTAAGCGACCCCCCCAACCTTGAAATTAAGATATGAGAACACTTCTCTATCAATAATTTTGAATGTGCCATATTTGTTGGTCATCACAATACCCTCATGTGATATTGGTTCTCCATCAAATTCACATAATAATGAATTATCTACAAGTATGTAAGATAGCATATCTATCTTAATCGACTCGACTAACTTCCATAATCTCATCACGTTTATATCAACTTTGTTATCATGTGCTAGTATGTTTATCAACATTTCATCTAGTTTTATATCCTCTCGAATACAAGTGTTGATTTGTTTCTTTATTTTGTTGACAACTTTCTGCTCTGGAAACTCACATGAGGCTGCGATCACTTTAGCGAAATCACATTTGCTTTTGATCTCATCAATATTATCTGATAGTTTGGCATAAGGTTTAACAAATAAGACTTCGGGTGTATCTCCTAGTCTATGTGTTAAAGGTCTTGCACTCACTTCTCTAAGATCAGCAATATCCCCAACAATATATTCAGTATGGGGTGCAATTATGATCTCTGCACTAATTACCTCTTCAAAGATATATGTAAGTGTGTTAGGTGTATAAGTGTCACACCCGCCAAACCCAATAAAGTCTCCTTGATATATGCTAGTACAACGAGGTAGGAAATCAAAACAGTTATGTAAGATTTCTGCTAAGTCTCCGTCATGATGTGTGTCAATCTCATCATGTGAATGATTGATCTTGATTTTCTTCTTGTTAAAAACAGACTTCGTACCCACAAAGAATTGTCCATTTGCAGGATTTGTACCCCATACAATAGCAGGAGCTCCGTCTATCTTAACTGATACTGTGCTATCTGTACTGAACCAATCAAGAACAGATAAATCCCCATTTAGAATAGAATCTTCTGGGTGTTCGATATGTGTGTTTTGTTTCATACTATCCATACACTTTAAGCGACCCCCCATAGCATAGTGACTTTACTAATTGCTATGGTCATTAAAAATCCTAACATAATAACCACATCAAATTGTTTATTTTTCACATAAAATGGTAAACAAATTGTATCTGCAATAATGTGCATTATCGCACCATAAAATGTTGATACATGAAGTATCACAAAATAGGCTGCTATAATCATTATTGACCCTGTTATTCTTCCTAATACAAAAATGTTCATCTTGTTACTACAGTAGTGGCTGCCTCTCCTTTGTTGAATACAGTATCAACAACTGCATTAACTTTGCGTGATGTACTGATACCAACTTTGTCATAGCAAGGCACAACAAGTAATCCATAAGTTTTACTCTCATGTCCTTTGCGTATCACTCTACCAATAGTCTGACTAATTGTAATATAGTCCATACTGCGTAGGAATAAAGCCGCTTCAAGTCCTGACACGTTGATACCCTCACTCAAGATACTATGATGACAAACAACAAACTTTCTATCTCTCTCTTTACCCCATGTATTAAGTGTCTCAAAAAACTTTTCTCTATCAACTTTCTTACCATCAACAATACCACCAGTTTTTGCTGTGATAAACAACCAATGATAACCTCTCATGTGTAGGTCTTTAGCAAACGTAGAATGAGAGAATAAATTAATAATTTGTTTTGTTGATCTTGCACAAATTAATATTTTGTCAACATCAATATCATCAATAGTTTCTAACACACTATCACAATCTTTTTCATAACTAAATCTACTATCATCAGCAACATCTATCTTCTTGATAATAACTTTAGGTGGTAATATGTAACCTTGCTTTACTAATTTTGGTGCAGGAACATTACAAATAACCTCTCCAAATATATCTGTATCATTCATACCAATTTTCATAGGTGTTCTTGAATGTTTTGGTGTTGCTGTAAAAAAGTAACAACGTGTAGCATACATTGAATAATGCTCAACTGCTTCAATAAAGTTCTTTTGAACTGCATTATGTGACTCATCAAAATATATCGTATCTACGAAAACTGCGTGTGCATTTTGTATCTTATGTAAAGAATGATATGTAGTAAATATTAACTGATTTTTTCTACTTCCCCAATGCCACTCCTCAATCTCAAGTGTCTTAGTTGTACTGGTGTGATGTGTCTCTCCACTATGAACATGAAGTACATCAACGTCATCTATCAACTCAAGAAATTCTGACGATAATTGATTTGCAAGTAAGATACGAGGTGCAACAACCACGATAGTTTTAAGGCCACCTTTGCTGAACTCTCTCTTGGCATCTTCAATCATACATATAGTTTTACCGCCACCAGTAGGTACGATAACTTGACCCTTATTTGATGCACTCATAGAGTCTAATGCACTTAACTGATGTGGTCTTAAATTAATCATCAAAAAACAATAATATAGTAATATTATACCATAAAAGGTATTAAACCGCCATACAGACGATTACAGGTTCATTACAAGAACAATTTAGGCGACCCCCCTATGCTTGTGCTTTCTTCTTATTTCTTCTTGTTATCTCTTTTTGAGTGATAGGATTCTTTAACTGACTTTCTTTTTTCTTGCCAGTAGCACTTAATACTAAATCCCTTAACTTTCTCTCTCCTTTCTTGGTAACAGCCTTTCTCTCCTGTGCTGTTAATCCTGATGCCTTTTGTGGTTTATATCTAGGGTCAACTTTCTGTTTCTTTTTAGTTGCTAGTAAACTATCTGCTTTTTTTGAAAGTGCCTGTGATCTTAACTTTGTTGTTCCACCACTTGCTTTTGCAGCCCTTCTCTCCATAGCAGCCTTACGTTGAGCTGCTCTTGGGTCTAGTCTTGCACTACCTCTTGCTTGAGTGGGTTGTTGTTCCCTCTCTGATCTCTTACGTTGACCACCAATATCTTTTCTATCCTTATAAGTCTTAGCTGGAACCATCTTACCGCCACCAGCTGCTTTCATTCTTCTCTTCTCTGGTTCACTTTTCTTACGCAAAGAGCCGACTCTCCCACCCTCTCCTTGTTTTCGGATTTGAGATCGACCCTGTACTTCTGGGTCATAAACTTCAGCGATAAATTCGTTAAATGTTTTCATCAAACATAAGACTTTTATCTATTTATTAGCGGAACCAGCTTTAGATGGGCCTTTCCACACTAAATCGTTATCATAGAAGTATTTTACCCTTTCTCTACGCAACTGTAGTAACTTATCGAAAGCAATCTGCTGTTGTGGTGTGAATACAAATGCTTGCCTTCTCCATGCTTCACGAAGTTCTTTGATTTCATGAAGTATCTCTGATGATTTCATAAATTGTTGTTTATTTTACACAATAAGTACACTTTAATCGACCCCCCTTATGTTCTTTGTGACTTATATGCACCATAACTAAGTTGGTCTGGGTCTGTATCATCTTGTTTTGATACTCTTCTTCTTATGAACTCTAACTCATTCCAATTTGACTCATAACAACAAAGACACACATGAATCCTCTTATGTAAAAAAGTAGAGACATTACACTGCGGTCTTGGTTTTGTTGCAATCTCAATCGTTATGTAGTTAGATGTTGCCACCCACTTATTTTTGACTCTACTGTCATTATCATCAACTGTTCCCTTAAAATATACCCACCCCTCATGCACCTGACCTAGTTCAGTTGTCCACTTCACATAATCATTTACCTGAGGCTGATACATTATTTGTTAAGTTAAAGGTAAACGATTATCGTATCTTGTATCGTCTTGAAATACTGCTTTAATATCACTCGGATTTGCACCTAATTCTAGTAATCTGTTTATTATTTTTTCTGCATCATCTTTTGTTAGATTTTGAGCATCATTGGAATGTAAATTCCAACCTGTACTATTTTGCTCCATAATCTTGTAGAGTTTTTCTTCTGCCATGATCTTTTAATGTATAATTTATATATGAAAATACCCTACCAGTATAACTGATAGGGTAAAGAATGTCAAATAAATTCTTTGATATAATAATCAACTGTGATTTCTAATTTAGCTGCTTCCCTCTCACA